CTAGGAACAGATTGAATTGTGTAAACGACACCTGAAGATTGAAATACTGTTGATAAGTTCCTTACCCTTATACCAACAGCCACAGGACGAAAGGCATTTTGATTATTCTGATCATTCCCTGTTAAAAAAGTTGAAGCTGCAAATGGTGATCCTGATGTATAAAACACACCAGACACCATCATATCATCCCCTGAACTACCTGTTAGATCTGAAGTACAGATAGATTTTTGATCGTTTGCGACCATTAACCCAACTGAACATGTGACCCAACCATTTCCATTACTATTAGTTGTAGCTATTCCTTTGGTCGTGACAAGAAATGTATCTGTCACTGAATTAGAGTTATCCTTTAGCCTTATGCCCTTAGAACCCCTGTTAAAAGGATTCATCATAGTTATTGCTAAGTTTCCTAATTCCTTGTCTTGTTTGAGATGATTAGAGATTTTTCCAACCTTTCCACTCTTTCCACTAGATTTCTTATTGTTTCTTTTAGATCGTCTAGATCCTTTTCTTCCTTTGTTAGCATTCTCTTGTGGGGGTTTGACCACGTAGACAACTTTGGTCTTATTTCTATTACCTCTATTTCTTCTACGGCCCTTATTTTGGGATAAAGGGACTTTTGTTGTTGTAATAACATTCTTTCCATTCATATATGGTATTTTAATCAGGCCTCCTCGGAGTTTAAATACCTAATCATCGAAACGCATATACGAGTTATATTTATTATAAATTTCCTGATAGCTTATAAAACAGTTTGCATAGACTTCATGACTGATTTCTCCTTCCTCATACATAATAGATAAAATGTTACAAAAGTATGTGTACGTGGAGTAATCAACCAGACATCGCATCAAACCTGCTATACGTTGAGCTTCTGCATTTGGGTCATACGATTTAGACCTAACCTTACGTAGTCTATACACTGCCATTACCTTCTCCTCTGAGTGGCGTATATAGGGGTAGAACATAAGGGAACAGAAATCAGCCTGTTCTTTTGGAATTGGTTTTCCAGCCCATTCAATTTTAGCATGTATGGAACTTAAGTTCAAATCTGAATATCTAGAAGACATAACTAAATCATCACCATTAATAATAATAACATTATCGAGTAAAATAGTATTGAGATTGTATTGGTAATTCTCAAGTATCATATAATAACGCCATAAAATATTAATAACGATGGTTAAATAGTCTCCAGAACCTAAACCCCTTGGACATACATAAAGTTCACCATTAACATTAATTAACTTGTTAATCGAATTAAATCTAACGTTTTCAAATAAGAATTCATAACTTTCATCAGGAAAAGCAATCTTCTCCTTAATCTTGTTATAAACCAAATCAATGAATTGTGCTGAAACAGACGAGTCTTGAGCACTAGTATCAGTACAATACCAATGTGGAAATCTCTCAAGTTGCTCCTTATAATAAGCCATAGCTCCACTTTGCATAGGGTCTCCTACGGCTGATGGTAATCCAACATTTGCAAAGGAGTTATGAACGAATTGCCTAAAAAATTCTCCCATGGTCATAGTAGCAGTTAATGTGTGCTCTGGTGGAAATGAAGTAAAAAACCTAGGAGTCTTTCCCTTAACTCTGACTTCATCTTTCTGACTACCATTTATTAGACAAAATACATTTTGTTTTGATGCAATATCAATGTACCCTTTAAAATAATTATGTATGAGGGGATCTCTCCTAGAGAAAATTTTACCTTCCTTGGCTCCCATACCTATGGATTTCGACAAATCCAAACTTTCAAAAGCTTCTTCATAAGATAGCACACCACATGTTGTTATATGCGAAAAGAAAGTGTCAATAGCTTTTTCAGCTAAATCATAATTCAATTCGGGGTGTGGTACGTCATACTTTCTAAATCTTTCAATAAAATCATCCAACTTACCCAATTTAGCTATTTCATAACCATCACCCAATTGTGAGTGTAGCATTACTTCAACTAAATCTGACATCTCCCCAGTATACTGAGAATAAGCATTGAACTTTCTGTTCCCTAATGAGCCATAAAACTCTATATGGTCAAAAGAAAACTTCGGTTTCTTATTCATCACCTGAAGAGGAGGATAAGCTGGGACACTTAGAAAGCTGTAACTCCTTTATTTCTAAAAAAATC